TGGGGATCTAATCTTTTAAAGTTCGAAGGTATGCAACTTCCTGGAGGTGTTGTATTAAACGGACGTCAAATATTTGATGACGCGACAACTGACATCGATAAATTGAGAGAAACTATACGGATGGAACATGAGATGCCACCAGATTTCTTTGTAGGTTAATATGGCAAGAAATGTTTATTTTAGTGATAAGTTCAGACCAGAGCAGAATCTTTACGAAGATATTGTAATCGAATCTTTAAAAATTTATGGTCAAGAAGTTTATTATTTACCAAGAGACGTTGTACAAGAAGATAGAATCTTTGGTGAAGATATTCCTTCACGTTTTAATTCATCTCATAAAATTGAGATGTATATTGAAAATATAGAAGGATTTGATGGTGAAGGAGATCTGTTTACAAGATTCGGTGTTGAGATAAGAGACGAAGCAACTTTTGTAGTATCTCGTCGACGATGGACTCAATCAGTTGCAAGAATGGACAATGGTGTAACTTCAGTCAGACCACTCGAGGGAGATCTGATTTATTTACCACTTTCTAATAAATTATTTCAAATCATGCATGTTGAGCATGAGCAACCATTTTATCAATTAAGCAATCTACCTATATTTAAACTGAGAGCACAACTCTTCGAATATAATGACGAAGATCTTGATACAGGAATCGATGAAATACAGAAGATTGAAAAAGATTATGCATACACATACACTCTCACATTAGATGGTACAAGTGGTATCATAACAGCAGGAGAAACTGCAACTCAAACATTATCAAGTGGTATCACAGTGGCAGGTGAAGTTTCAAAATGGTCTGACTCAGATCAGAAACTACATCTAATTCATATCGACACAAGTGATGACAAATATCATACTTTTGTCACAGGAACAAATATCACAATAAGTGGTGGAGTAAATAGAAATGTAGACTCTGCATATAATGTAACTGCGATTACCGAGAATAATTTAATTTCATCTAATGAACAAAATGATGACTTTAGCACATTAACTGATAGTTTCTTAGACTTTAGTGAAGATAATCCATTCGGAGATCCGGAGAATAATTAATGGGAATTTTAGTAACACCACAAATGAACTTAACGACCGCTGAAAGAGATTCGATTAGTGGTGAAGAATTAAAAGCAGGCATAATTATATTTAACACAGATACCAACAAGTTCCAAGGTTATAATGGAAGTGCTTGGGTGGACATAAGCTAGGAGATTTAAATGTTTGGCACCCATTTTTATCATAAAAAAGTTCGAACATGTGTTGCAATTTTCGGAAGATTGTTCAATAATTTATATGTTGTAAGACCAAACAGTCAAGTTAAGGTTCCACTCTCCTATGCACCAAAATCAAAATATTTAGAAAGAATCAGAGAGAATCCTGATCTTAGTGATAACTCGCAAGTCGCAATCAAACTTCCAAGGATGTCATTTGAAATAACTTCATTCGCTTATGATGCTACAAGGCAACTCACGAAGGTTAGTAAATTTAATACACTAGGAACTAATAATACAAATCGCCAAAAGTTTTTCTCACCAGTTCCATATAATATTAGTTTTCAACTTAACATTTATGCTAAAACTCAAGATGATGCTTTACAGATTGTAGAGCAGATACTTCCAACATTTAATCCTCAATACACTCTTACAATTAAACCATTCAGTGAAGAATATTCAACATTCAAAGAGGATATACCAATTGTAATACAGAGTTTAAGTTTTGCAGATGACTTCGAGGGAGCACTCGAGCAACGTCGAACTATTATATACACACTTGACTTTGAGATGAAAGTTTGTTTTTATGGATCTATTGGAACTTCTGATATTATAAGAACTTCAAAAACAACTATATTTGATATGGCCGGTGGTGCAAGTGGTGATTCTGATATCGCAGTTCAAAGGATTGATACAGTTCCTAATCCAACAAGTGTATTTGGATTACCAGATAGTGATTTTGGATTTACAAATACTATAACATTACTCAGTGATAGCTCATGACAACTGAAGAAAAAAATATAAAATCTGATTATGATTATTCAAGAGATACATATTATGACTTAATTGAAAAAGGTCGTGAGTCTCTCGAGGATATGATTGAAGTTGCACGTCAATCGGAACATCCGAGAGCATACGAAGTTTTATCTGGAATGATAAAAAATATATCAGATGTAAATGATAAATAAATGGATTTGAATAAAAAAAATAAAGATATCAATCAAGAAGAAGTGAAGCAAATAGCAGGAAATACAACTAATAATGTATTTTTAGGATCTACTGCTGACTTGCAAAAGTTATTACAGAATGAGAAAGATATAATTGATGTCACTCCTAGCACAAAGTGAAAGTTATCTAGGAAATCCTAACGTAAAACGTGATGGTATTCTACAGGAATGGACGCAAGATTCAGTTCTTGAATATGCAAAATGTATGAAAGATCCTATTTACTTTACAGAAAAATATTGTAAAGTGATATCGTTAGATGAAGGATTAGTTTCTTTCAAATTATATCCCTATCAAAAAGAAATGTTTAACAGATTTCAGGAGCATCGTTTCAATGTCGTTCTCGCATGTCGTCAATCAGGTAAGTCGATTTCAGCCTGCGCCTACCTTCTCTGGTTTGCCCTTTTCAATTCAGAAAAAACAGTTGCAGTCCTCGCTAACAAAGGAGCAACTGCTCGAGAGATGCTCTCGAGAGTCACACTTATGCTCGAAAATATCCCCTTTTTCTTACAGCCAGGATCAAAGGCGCTTAATAAAGGATCGTTGGAGTTTTCCAATAATTCTAGGATTATCGCTGCTGCTACATCTGGTAGTTCTATTCGTGGACTATCAGTCAACTTACTTTATCTTGACGAATTTGCTTTTGTTGAGCGGGCTGCTGAGTTTTACACTTCTACTTATCCTGTGGTTTCAGCCGGAACGGATACTAAAATTATTGTCACCTCTACAGCAAACGGAATCGGAAACACTTTCTATAAAATATGGGAAGGTGCAGTCCAAGGAGTAAACGAGTTCAAAAATTTTAGAGTAGATTGGTGGGATGTTCCTGGTAGAGATGATTATTGGAGAGAGCAGACGATTGCTAATACATCACAATTACAATTTGATCAAGAGTTTGGTAATACTTTTTTCGGAACTGGTAACACATTAATTAATGCTGAGACTCTGATGGGATTCAAAGCATTACCATATAAAAAATCACTTGAAGGTGGTGATCTTTTAATTTATGGAGAACCGATAAGGAAACACGATTACATTATGACTGTAGATGTATCGAAGGGAAGAGGACAGGATTATTCTACCTTTAATTTGATCGATATTAGCGTCCGCCCGTTTCAACAGGTTGCTGTTTATCGCAATAACACTATCTCTCCTTTGCTCTTCCCTAATATTATCTATAAGTATGCTAATTCCTACAATCAAGCATATGTGATAATAGAGTCAAATGATCAAGGGTCAGTTGTATGTAATGGATTATATCATGATTTAGAATACGAAAATATACATTTAGAATCAGCGATCAGAGCAGATGCAATAGGAATAGAAATTAATCGTAAAACGAAACGTCTTGGTTGCTCAGCGATAAAAGATATATTAGAGAATAATAAATTAAATATTGTTGATGAAAATACAATACTTGAAATATCTACTTTTACATCGAGAGGATTATCTTATGAAGCATCAGAAGGAAACCATGATGATCTTATGATGAATCTTGTTATGTTTGGTTATTTTACTTCTACTCAGTATTTCGGAGACATGACAGATATAAATCTTAAAGACATGATTTTCAGAAAACAATTAAAAGAAATTGATGATGATATTGTTCCATTCGGATTTATTGATGATGGAAGTGATGAGATCGCTAGGATAGAAAATTCAACTAATATTGATTGGGCAATAGAATATGACCCAAATCTATAATATTATAAATAATAACAATATTGAAGATAACCGCATTATGAAAACATATAATTAGTAACCGAAGAAGGAATAAAAAATGGCACTATTCACACCATCCGAATCTCCTGCGGTTGTCGTCAAAGAAATAGATCTGACTAGCGGAGTGCCCAACGTCCAGTCATCTACAGGCGCGTTCGTAGGTAATTTTAGATGGGGTCCAGTTGAAGAAAGAGTTTCCATATCCGATGAGGATGGACTCGCAGATACTTTTGGAACCCCAGATGCAGCAAATGGTCGAGATATCGACTTTACAAGTGCATCACAATTTTTAAGATATTCTAATTCTTTACAAGTCGTTAGAACAGTTACATCTGCTGCTAAAAATGCGACTTATGCTGCAGGAGTAAGTAATGCTAGTTCACTATCTGCACCAACTGTAAAGAATAAAGCTGATTTTAATAGTCAGGTGGCAACACTATTATCAGGAAATCATGTGTTTACAGGAAGATTTCCTGGAGCATTAGGAAACAGTATTCGCGTCTCTGTATGGGACTCATCAGACATGACAAACTGGGCATATGCATCTGAATTTGATGGTGCTCCTGGAACTAGTACATATGCTTCAAATCGTAGTGCAACAAACGATGAAATGCATATTATTGTTATTGATCAAGATGGTTTACTGACAGGAACAAATGGGGCAGTCTTAGAAAGATATGCATTTGTTTCGAAAGCATCTGATGCTAAAAATACAGATGGAACGAACAACTTTGCAAAAGATGTTGTCAACGAAAGATCTGGATTTATTAATTTTGTTGGATTTGATTCTGACTTTGTTGGAGCAGGTGCGGGAACCACTGTCGATAGTGGTGAAAACTTTGCTCGTGGACAAGCAGGTACAATTTCCAAAAGAGCGAATGACATCTATGACTTAACTCTTGGAGTCAACTCAGGAACGATTACAACAACCGAATATGCAACAGGATTTGATCTTTTCGAAGATAAAGATAACGTAGAGGTCGACTTCTTAATCGCTCCTGGAATGATATCAACATCTGATCAAACGACTGTTGTAAATGACTTAATATCTATTGCAGGAACTACTCGTAAAGACTGTGTTGTAGTTGCGTCTCCTGCTAGAGATGACGTTGTTGATGTAACAAATGCAGCAACTGCTACAACAAATATAGTCACTACTGCAGATACTTTTACGAACTCATCCTATCTAATAATGGATGGAAACTATTTAAAAGTGTATGATAAATTTAATGATCAGTTTGTTCAAATCCCTGCATCATCTTCTACAGCAGGTATTATGGCAGCAACTGATCGTAATGCAGCACCATGGTTCTCTCCTGCTGGTAGCAGACGAGGAACATATCTTGGAGTAACAGGGATTGATTACACACCAACAAAAGCACAAAGAGATACTCTCTATAAGGCAAGTGTAAATCCAATCGCTAATATTCCTGGTCAAGGTCTTTTACTCTTTGGTGACAAGACAGGACTAGCAAGACCATCAGCATTTGATAGAATTAATGTTCGTCGTCTTTTCTTAGTTCTTGAAAGAGCAATCGGAAGAGCAGCAGAGTCTGTACTCTTTGAGTTCAATGATGAATTCACAAGAGCGGAGTTTGTCAACATCGTTGAGCCAGTATTGAGAGAGGTAAAAGGTCGTCGTGGTATTACAGACTTCAAAGTTGTTTGTGATGAATCAAACAACACTGCAGCAGTAATCGATCGCAACGAGTTTATCGCAAGTATCTTCATCAAACCAGCTCGTTCTGTTAACTTTATAACACTCAACTTTGTTGCAGTTAGAACTGGCGTCGACTTCGAAGAAGTCGTCGGTACAGTGTAAGGAGATAGAAAATGGCAGTATTTGGCGTAGACGATTTCAAAGCAAAGATTAGAGGTGGCGGTGCTCGTCCTAATCTTTTTCAGGCAACAATTAACTTTCCGACCTATGCAGGTAGTTCGGATGTAACAGAAACATCATCATTTTTGTGTGAAGCAGCACAATTACCTGGATCTACAATGGGATCAATTATTGTTCCCTTCCGTGGACGTCAATTAAAAATGGCAGGTGATCGCACATTTGATGTATGGACAGCAACTATCATCAATGATACGGACTTCAAAGTTCGTAACGCAATGGAAAGATGGATGGCTGGGATGGGTCAGCACTCAGAGAATGTAGGATTAACAAATCCTATAGATTATGAGGCAGATCTTCGAATCGCTCAACTTGATCGATCAGGTGCAAAAATTAAAGAATATGTCTTTAATGGTGCACACCCAACAGATCTTTCACCTATTGAAGTGGCATATGCTACAACAGATGATATCGAAAGATTTACAGTCACGTTCCAGTATCAATACTGGACAACAGTTGATGGGATTGCTAACTAATAAATAAGATAAGAGAGGGTGAAAACCTTGCCCTCTCTTTTTAAAAGGATTTTAAATGGCAGAAAACGATAGAAGTATTAAATTATTTGGTTTTGAGATTAAAAGGACTTCTTCTACGGATGACCCGAAGAAGAAACCTTCTATCGTACCAGCACGAGATGATGATGGTGCTGGGTATGTAACTGCATCTGGTTCTCACTATGGACAGTATGTTAACATAGATGGAGACGATGTAAAAGATAATTATAATATGATTATGAAATATCGAGGTGTTGCTATGCATCCCGAAGTAGATGCAGCGATAGAAGATATCGTAAATGAATCTATATCAGGTAGCGAACTTGAGCAACCAATCGATATCAATTTAGATAATCTCGAAACAAGTGATAAAATAAAGAAAACAATTAAAGAAGAATTTGATAATATTGTGGGAATGATGAACTTCCACGAACTCGCTCATGATATCTTCCGTCGATGGTATGTTGATGGAAGAATTTATCATCACTTAGTTGTAAACGAAACAAATTTAAAAGCGGGAATACAAGAGATACGACCGATTGACTCATCTAAAATTAGAAAGGTGAAGCAGGTCAAAAAGAAAAAAGATCCAAATACTGGCGTCAATGTTATAGAAAAAGTTGACGAGTATTATATCTATCAGGAAAAACCAGGAAATCAATACTCAGGTGGAGTCAAAATGACTCTCGATTCTATTAGTTATTGTACATCTGGATTACTTGATGAGAGTCGTAGAAGAGTTGTTTCATATTTACAGAAAGCATTGAAACCGATCAATCAGTTGCGTATGATGGAAGACTCACTTGTTATTTACAGATTAGCAAGAGCACCAGAAAGACGTATGTTCTATATTGATGTTGGTAATATGCCACGTGGTAAAGCAGAACAATATATGAAAGATATCATGGCAAGGTATCGAAATAAACTTGTATATGATGCACAAACTGGCGAGATACGAGACGATCGTAAACATCAATCTATGATTGAAGATTTTTGGTTACCAAGACGAGAGGGTGGTAGAGGAACAGAAATTACTACACTTGCAGGTGGTCAGAATCTTGGCGAGATTGAAGACATAATTTATTTTCAGAAGAGAATGTATCGATCACTCAATGTACCGATTAATCGTCTCGAGCAAGAAGCACAGTTTAGTTTAGGTAGATCGACCGAGATCTCTCGTGACGAACTTAAATTTCAAAAGTTTATTGATAGATTAAGACGTAGATTCTCACATTTATTTTATGATATTCTCAGAAAACAACTTGTTTTAAAAGGAATTATAACAGAAGACGATTGGAATATGATGAAAAATGATATAGTAGTTGACTATATCAGAGATAATCATTTTACAGAATTAAGAGATGGTGAGTTATTAAGAGAGAGAATACAAACTCTAGATGCTATATCAAACTATGTTGGCGAGTATTTCTCAAAAGAGTGGATCAAGAAAAATATCCTACACTTATCTGATGAAGATATCGAGAATATGGATAAACAGATGTCTGACGAAGGTGAAGGACAAGAAGATGATACTGAAGAAGAACAACCAACTGAAGAAAAATTTGAATTAAAAACAGTTGCTCAATAAGGAGAATTAATTATGAGTGAAGCAGTCGAAACGAATCCTATACAAGATCTAATTAATCATTCATTAGATCAGGATTTTACAAAAGCAGGAAAAACTTTTGGTGATATTATGACATTAAAAATGAATGATATACTAGATCAAGAGAAAATTAGATTATCTGATCAAATCTATAATGGAGTTGAAGATGAACAAGAGCAACAACTCGAACTCGACATTGACGCTGACGAAGTCGACGATGAAGTATCTGGAGAGTCTTCCGAAGATCAAGGTGATAACGAGGAAGATGCAGGAGAGTCTGACGATGAAACAGAGGATGAGTCTGAAGAGACCGAAGAAAATGAAGACGAAGATTAATTTCTAATAAGTATAAAATATTAAAATTATAAATAACAGAATAAGTAATGAAAACATTCAATCAAATAAGAGAAATCACAGGAAGAAAACCAGAGGGGCAACTTGTTGTCAATAAAAAACTGGGCAGGATTCAGGTGCAAATTTATAAAGAAAGAAATGGATTTGTTACTTATGTTGATGGAGATAGATTAGATTCTTATAAAAATTCAAAAGAAGCAGAAAAAGCTGCAACAGAATTTGTCAAACAGTTTAAAGGTATGAAGTAATGGAAATAAGAGCTTTAAACGCAAAAGTAACAGCGAATGGTAGTGGTAATAAAACTAATGTAGATTTAGCTACTAGTGTTTATATTTGCGCGACTGCAGATGATTTAATAACTAATATCACAACTGGCGCAACATTACAGATGCATGAAAATCAAGCGATTGTAGTACAAAAAGCAGCAGGAGATGAACTTCATGCAGGAACTACAACAACACACTTTACAAAAATAGCATATCCAAGAGGATAAAATGAAATTAATATCTGAATTTAATGATCAAGAATTAAATTTCATCACCGAAGGAAAAGATGGTGAAAAGAAATATGTTATTGAAGGAATATTTGCACAAGCAAATAGTAAGAATAGAAACGGAAGGATATACCCACTTGAAGTAATGAATAGCGCGATTGGCAAATATAATCGTGAACAAGTTACTCCAGGACGTGCGGTAGGTGAACTGAATCACCCAGAAGGTCCAACTGTAAATCTAGATAAAGTTTCTCATAAGATCGATAGCCTTGTATTAGAAGGCAACGATGTTATGGGCAAAGCAACTATTTTGGCCACTCCTATGGGAGAAGTCGTTAAGGGTTTACTCGACGGTGGTGTCAAACTAGGTGTTTCGACTCGTGGTATGGGAAGTCTACAGCAAAATAATAACGCAATGGTCGTTAAAAACGATTTTATGCTTAATGCGATTGATATCGTACAAGATCCATCTGCACCTGGCGCATTTGTTAATGGAGTTATGGAAGGTGTTGAGTGGGTATGGCATAACGGAATTATTGAAGCGAAGGCAATTGAAAAAATTGAGACTGAAATTAAAAGCGCAACTCGTGCTAATCTCTATGAGACGCAGGTTCGTGAGTATAAAAATTTCCTCTCGTTACTCAAATCTAAATTTTAATAGGAGTCAATAATGACTGATGAAAATCAAATCGATCAGGACGTTGAACTTCATGATGAGAACGAAATCATGGAAAAAGCAGGTCACGATCCTAAAAATGCTGAGGCACAGTCAGTAGCATCTGTTGATAAAGCAGGTGATGCAACTGGTTCAGCACCTTTGCCAAATCCATCTGGATCAACAGCAAAGAATGCGACTACAAAAGATGCAATGCCCAAAACCAAAGCAGCACTTATGGCTGCAATGATGAATTACATGGGTAGCATGAATAAAGATATGCTCAAGAACACATACGATGGTATGATGAAAAAAGAAGGTATTGAGAATGATGAGGAGGCAATCGTTGAAAAACAAGATATTGATTACTCACCTGATTTCTCAGAAGATTTAAATGCAATCATGGAAAGTGAAGCAACACTTTCAGATGAGTTCAAATCAAAAACCGCAACAATTTTTGAGGCAGCGATTAAGTCTAAGTTGTCTGAAGAAATTGATCGTCTTGAGGAAAAATATAACGAAGAACTCGAGGCAGAAGTTGCTTCTACCAAAGAGGGTCTCGTAGAGAAAGTAGATAGTTACCTAAATTACGTTGTCGAACAATGGTTAGAAGATAATAAACTAGCCGTACAAAATGGATTAAGAACTGAGATTGCCGAAAACTTTATGAATAGTTTGAAAGATCTATTCACCGAGTCATATATCGAAGTCCCTGAGTCCAAAGTAGACCTAGTCGACGATCTTGCTGAGCAGGTTGAAGAACTTGAAACACAGTTAAACACAAGCACAGCAAATGCTATCGAAATGACTGAGAAGTTGGAAGTATTACAAAGAGAGGCAATCATTAATGAAGCATCTCGTGATCTTGCCGACACTCAAGTCGAAAAACTAAAATCTTTAGTAGCAGAAGTAGATTTCAATGACGAAGAGTCTTTCGTAAAGAAAGTAGCAACAGTCAAAGAGTCTTATTTCAATAAAACTACTAAAATCGCTGAGTCAGCAGACTTTGATACAACAGATGACGACGAAGAAAATACAGTCGAAGTTGGTGGATCAATGGCTCAGTATTTAACTGCCCTAAACCGAACATCGAAAAAATTATAGGAGACTAATCGATGCATAACGTAATATCTTACGACAAGCTCGTAGAAAAGTGGGCTCCAGTACTGAACGAAGAGTCTGCTGGAACCATTAAAGATAATCATAGAAAAACAGTAACTGCTCAAGTTTTGGAAAACCAAGAAATTGCTCTAAGAGAGCAAGGACTAATGGAAAATCCTACAAACTCAACAACTGCAGTTACTTCTGGTCAAACAGGTAACTGGAATCCAATATTAATCGCACTTGTCAGACGTGCAATGCCAAATCTAATGGCATACGACATTGCTGGTGTGCAACCGATGACTGGACCAACAGGTCTTATCTTCGCAATGAAGTCACGTTATAAGAAGACAAAAGGTGGTGCATTAGATGGTGGTGAAGCACTATTTGATGAAGCATTGGCAAACTTCTCTGGTGATTCAAACACTCAGTCTTTCAATACATCTGGTGGTACATCAGGTCTTGGAGATTCTGCTGGAGATAACTCTGACGGTGACAGTACAATCGATGACTCTGATACAGATCCAATCTCAGGAATAGATCTATATTCAACTGCAGAAGCAGAAGCATTAGGTGTATCTGGTGGACAAGGTTTCGCAGAGATGGGATTCACAATTGAAAAAGCAACAGTGACTGCTAAGTCACGTGCTCTCAAAGCAGAATACAGCTTAGAATTAGCACAGGATCTAAAAGCGATTCATGGTCTTGATGCTGAAACTGAGTTGGCAAATATTTTGTCAACAGAGATTCTTGCTGAAATCAATCGTGAGGTCGTCCGTACAGTCAACTCACAAGCAAAAATCGGTGCATTACAAACCAACACTGCAGTCAATGGTGTCTTTAATATCCAAACAGATGCTGATGGTCGTTGGTCAGTCGAAAAGTTCAAAGGACTTATCCTACAACTCGAGCGTGAAGCAAACGTAATTGCAAAAGAAACACGTAGAGGTAAAGGAAACCTTATGATCTGTTCATCAGATGTTGCATCAGCACTTGCAGCATCAGGTATGCTAGATTATACTCCTGCAATGGCAACAAACTTAAATGTTGATGACACAGGAAATACTTTTGCTGGTACACTTAATGGACGCATGAGAGTGTATATTGACCCATATGCAACTGGCGATTATATTAACGTCGGTTATAAGGGAACAAATGCATTTGATGCAGGTCTTTTCTATTGCCCATACGTACCACTAACAATGGTTCGTGCAGTCGGTGAAGACACATTCCAGCCAAAAATTGGTTTCAAAACCAGATATGGCATGGTCTCTAATCCTTTCGTCACAGCAACACCACAAAATGGTCTTGCCGCTGCAAGGAACAACCAGTACTATCGTATCTTCCGCGTGGATAATATCCTCGGAGCATAAGATACTTGGTATCATAAGAGAGGGTGGCTTTGCCACCCTTTTTTTGTGTATAAACTTGTATAAATAAGTGTATGGCAGATTTAACAACAAATTTTAATTATCTTCAACCGACCTCGTTCAAGATAACAATCGATAGGCAAAATTATCCTAATCTAGAATTTTTTTGTCAGAGTTTCATACACCCAGGAATGATTATGAATGCTGTTGAAGTTCCTTATCAGAGGATTACAGGAGTTCCTTTAATAGGAGATAAATTAACTTTTAATGAACTTCAAGCAAATATAATACTTGATGAAGATTTAAAAACGTATGATGAGATGTATTCTTGGATGCGAAGAAATTTAGATATTGAACAAGTGGCGCCGAGTCAAAGGACAAAACCACAACCACCATCGATGTCAGATATCACTCTCTCTATATTATCAAGTCATAATAATACTACAAAAACAATAAGATATCTAGATTGCATACCAGTATCTTTAACAGATATACAGTTTGAGTCAACTTCTGGTGGAGAAAGTTTTTTAGTTTTTGGTGCATCTTTTAGGTTTACTTATTTTGAGTTGCAAGGAGCGTCATACACTACAAATGTAGATGGATCCCCAAGCATAACAGTGAATAGGCAATCTATATAAATAAATTTATAATTGGAGTATATAATGATTGATTTGAAAAGCATCCACGATATGTGGGAAAAAGATTGTGTTATTAATGATATGAAACTTGATGAGTCCTCTCGTCAAACACCAATCCTTCACGCAAAATATCTACAACTATTATCGACTGTAAAACTTCAGTTGAAAAGAGCAGAGTTTTCTCAAAAGACTTTACTCAAGCAAAAGTGGTTATGGTATAATGGAAAGATGGATCCGATCGCGATAAATGAACTTGGATGGGATCCTGATCCTTTCGATGGGTTAAAGGTTCTAAAAGGTGATATGAATTTATATTATGATGCTGATCCAGAAATACAAAAGTCGGAAGAGAAAATACAATATTATAAAACAATAATTGAGACACTTACTGATATCATAAGTAATATTACTTGGCGTCATCAAACTATAAAGAATATGATTGAATGGAAAAAATTCTCGTCCGGAAACTAAATCATGCTAATTTACATGTACAATGTGATAGTGGCACTGCACAGGAACTGAGAGAGTTTTTCTCATTTTATGTTCCTGGATATCGTTTCATGCCTGCATATAAAAATCGTATGTGGGATGGAAAGATAAGATTATATGATGTGAATACAGGTGAACTTCCTGCAGGTTTATTTTATCATCTTCATAAATTTTCTAAGTCTCGTGGATATATAGTTGAATCAGAGAAAACCAACTATGGAATGCCACACGAAAATGCTACAATCGATATTCAGCAACTTGCCAATTATATTGACAGTCTCGGTCTTCCTTTTCGTCCTTATTCATATCAGTTATCTGGCATTGAAGAAGGACTAAAAAGAAAAAGAGCAATTCTCATATCTCCTACTGGTTCCGGCAAATCTCTTATCATTTATATCCTTATAAAATATTGGTTACACTTACTCACTAGCGGATTGAAATATCCAAAAGGTGGAAGAGTATTAGTGATTGTACCGACTACTGGATTAGTTGAGCAAATGCACGGAGATTTTAAGTCATATGGACAAGATGAACGTGGTATGCATCGAAT